GACAGCGGCAGAAGAAGCGACTCAACAGGTTCCCCTTTATGGGTTCCAAGATCCTTCCGGTGAGTTTCCCCGTAAACAATACTGGGGAGAAAGTTCTATCAACAAGGCGGCGAGAGGTGATTTTATTAATGACCTCATGGTCACGGGTTCCTTTCCACAAGTTGATCTCGAACTAAAACCAACCAGACCCTCAGAGTATCCCTACAATCAGGTTAAGGAAACTTACTCCGGTCACGTCATCGAATATGATGACACGGCGGGGGGTGAGAGAATCTTGATTAAACACCGCACGGGTGCGGGTATAGAGATTCGTCCGGACGGGACAATCTACATTTCTTCTGTAAACAAGAAATTGGAAACCGTTGGTGGTGACATGCGTATCATCGTAGAAGGTGATACGAAGATGGCGTACAAGGGTAATGTCGATATGTACGTCGAAGGTAACTACAATGTTGACATTGGTGGTAACTACAATATCCGAACCAAGGGTCACAAGAACGAGAAGGTGTTCAAGAACTATCGTGACCAGACTTCCGGTAACCGTGAGTCTACGACTAAAAAATTCCAGACTAACTTGACCGTTGGTGGAAGAATCGATACCACACTTGGTGCACACCAGATCAATGCAAAACAAGGATTTAGTGCCGCAACAGAAGGGACAATGCAATTGACTTCTGATGGTACTATTATGTTATCTGGTAAGAAAGAAGTCGCTGCATCATCTAGGGTTGTTAACATGACGGGTATGCACTGTTCGGTGATTGGTGTAACTGGTTCGTTTGGTGGTACACTAGTTGACTTCGTAGGAAAAACCTATATGGGTCCAGCGGGTCCGGTCCCCTATGCATCTGGTGCCGCATTCTATGGTGGTTTCTTGGGTTGTTCGTTGAGTGCGGTTGCGTCGAAGACTTCTATCACTTCTGGGACTGCAATCTCTGCGTCCTCACTTGGTGGTTCTGCTCCTACTATTCCAGATTTCACTGCTCCGCCTTTACCGACACCCCCATCTATTCCAACTATTCCTAGTGCATTGGTTGCGACTAGTTTGTTGGGTGGACCTTATGGTATCAAGACAGTATCTATTGATGCGGGTGATGATCTCAAAAATAAGATCCTCAAAAATGATGGATACGGTGGTGTCTTTCATGGTGGTGAAGAAGAAGCCTCCACACAGAATTTAAGATCCGCAATGCGAGATGTCAATAATAGAGACGCACTACAGTTACAGGCAATGGCGGATGGACTGATCAATGAAGAATCTGTCTTCTCCATTCCCGAAGCGATTGGTCGTTCTACAGGCGCGGATCCCACATCCATCATGGGTATGATACCTTTGGGTAATACAGAAGAACATTTGGGACAACAGGTTACTCTTGGTCTTGATCCACAAACAAGAGAGGACATCCGTAACGCAGAGGCGCAAAGACTTGCATTCCTCGACAGAGAAGGTATTGAAGATCCTCTCAGGGCATCCACGTTACCCACCACGGAGGATTCTGCATGATCTATAGACCAAACCCAAAGTACGATCCAAGAAAAACTCAAGGTAGGTTCATAACTTCACAGTTACCTCTTGCAGCCGGTATCAATATTGCAACGTTTCTGGGACACGGTGCGTCTGGTATTGGTCACCTTGGTACTGCGGAGAAGAGATCACAACTTGCAAGAAACCTGTATCTACAGGCGCAGATGATCAATGCAGTAAACATGGACACCAAACTATTCAGAACTATTCGAGTTGCGGTTTCTGAGGGTGTCTACGAACCAGGCCCAAATGAAGTCTGTAAGGGAGATAACGCCCTGAAAGAAGATGGGAGAATGATTGTATATCAGGTGTATGGTGGAAACGGAAAGATCGATCATGCGGCAACATATGACGTTGCAAAGTTCTGGAAGGATCACATGAAGTTCAACAGGTTGGTTCTGGATTATGATATCTTTAATCCTGATGGATCACTTACCTCTCAAATCCTGATAGAGATGCCCAACGTGCCTAAGAACTTTGATGTCACATACACGAACGTGGTTCAGACTCAGTACAACGGATACTTATTTTCTAACAAAGAACTTGTTGAGGTTCTTGAGAAAAAGGTATAAATAAAGATATTATAACACACGAGAGTCAACATGGCAATTAAAAGAGCGCTTGCCACCGAAGATTTTGGTCTGGACACAGTAAGTCTTGCGACTACAAGAAACCGCAAGTATATTGATCTAGATATTGCATTCAAGGCAAAACCAGTATCCGGTGACATTTACAAGAAGACTGAGGCGGCTGCGGTGAAACAGGCCGTCAAGAACCTCATGTTGACTAATTATAGGGAAAGACCCTTTAAACCGTATTTTGGTACGAACATAACATCGTACCTGTTTGAACTTACCGAAAAAGAAATAGAAAAGAAACTGGCTAGGAACATTCGTAATGCGATCAAGGCATACGAACCTAGAGTCAACAGTAGAACTCTAAAGATCGTGGTAAACGTTCAACCGGATTATAACTCAATAGACGTAACACTTGTTTTTAATGTGATTAACTCGTCGGAAGAAGTTACGTTAACTACGTCGATAAACAGGTTAAGGTAAGATGACTACAACAATTAAATCCTCTGCACTAGACTTCAACAACATCAAGAACAACCTGAAGAATTACTTGATTGAACGAGGAGAGTTTGCAGATTATAATTTCGAGACATCCGCACTCTCCAACCTGTTGGACGTTCTTGCGTACAACACTCACCTGAATGGTCTTACCGCCAACTTTGCATTAAACGAGTCATTCCTCTCTACTGCACAACTTCGTAGTTCTCTGGTATCTCTTGCAGAGGGTATTGGATATATTCCTGATTCTAAGACATCCGCTGAGGCGAGGATTCGAATGGCGTTGAACTTGTCTTCAATCGAAGACAGACAAGACTCTATCAGTCTCGCGTCTGGGTTTGAATTTACTTCGGTCATTGACTCAACGATATACAGATTTCAGACTCAAGAGACTATTATTGCAACGGATGATGGAGCGGGATATTACAGATTCGCCACCTTAGATGGTAACGTCAACATTCCTATCTACGAGGGGACGCAACAGACTCGTACCTTTATCGCGGGTGAAAATGATGAGTACGCTCTCTACATAATTCCTGATCCCAATATGGACATCAACACCGCTGTCGTAAAAGTCTACGAGAGTCCTACGTCATCAAACTTTGTGACATACACTAATATTCTTAAGGCGACAACGATCAGTGAACAGTCAACCCTTTATATCCTGAAAGAGACACCCAACGGATACTTCGAACTATCGTTCGGTAACGGTACTACTCTGGGGCAAACACCTGAGGCGGGATATAAGATTGTGGTGGACTATCTGTCTTGTAACGGAGTTAACGGTAATGATGGTGTTATCTTCCAACCCCAAACACAAATCAAGATTAACAACACCACTTACAGAACACCTTCGGTAACAACCAGAAGTAAATCGGTTGGTGGTGCGGAGAAGGAGTCCTTGGAGTCCATTCGTAAGAATGCGCCTTACCAGTACGCCGCACAAAACAGGATGGTAACTCACGTTGACTATTCTTCTCTTGTACTGCGGAACTTTTCAAACCTAATCTATGACATCAAGGCGTGGGGTGGAGAAGACAACACCGAACCAGAATTTGGAACTGTGTTCATGTCAATCAAGTTTAACGCTGATGTTCCTGCGGATCGTATTGAAATCACAAAGACTGCGGTTGAGGATCTGTCGAATCAACTGGGTGTCGCTTCTTTTGATATTAAGTTTACTGATCCTATCATCACTTATGTAGAACCGGAAGTGTTCTTCCAGTTTAACCCAAGACTGACCACACTGTCAATTAACACGATTCAGGACAGGGTACGTAAAGTCATTAACAACTACTTTACCGGAGCGGTGGGTAAATTTGAAACCTCTTTCCGTAGATCAAACATGTTAGCGTTGATCGATGAAGTCAGTCCTGCGGTACTATCATCTCGTGCAAACATTAGAATGCAACAGAGACTTACTCCTGCACTGACTCAGGAGAAAGATTACACATTTACTTTCCCTGTTCCGATTGCGGATCCTGATGACGTACAGTATCGTATCACTTCTGGTTCTTTCAACTTTAGAAACCAGACGTGTCAGTTAAGAAACAAACTGTCAAGTAACAAGTTACAGGTTGTTAACCTTGCCACCAATAAAATTGTTGTTGACAACGTTGGAACATATAATGCAACGCTAGGTATTGTCAACATTATTGGACTACAGGTTGACTCTCTTGTGGGTGGTGGGACAACAATAAAGATTGCGGTAGTTCCTGCAAACCAGAGTGCGATCACTCCACTCAGAGAATACATTTTGGAACAAGACGTTGATCGTACTACCGCTAAGGGTGTACTAGTAACTGCGACTAATTAAGGTATTTAGATGGCGCACCTACGTGACAGAACTCTATTAGATATAGGAAGACGTAATCTTAACGTACAAGACTACTATATCGAAGAGGTCATACCGGATTGGATTGTCCAAGATTATCCCAATCTGGTAAACTTCATAAAAGAGTATTATTCGTTTGAGGAAGATGACCTATCTCCCTCACATATCATCAAGCAGTTATTCTTTGCACGTGATATTACGCAAACTGAATTGGAACTATTGTCGTTCATTGAGGACGAACTTCTTCTTGGTCAAGCGTACTTCGAAGGGTTCCCTGATAAAAGAGAGGCCGCAAAATACTCGAATACACTTTATCGTTCGAAGGGTACGAAGTTCACGATACAACAGTTCTTCCGTACATTCTTTCAGATTGACCCCGATGTCATCTACGGTAAAGAACAAGTTTTCTTTGTTGGTGAAGATCACATTGGTCCAGAGTCTCAGAGGTACTTAACCAACGACAAACTATATCAGATGTTCGCCATCCTGATTAAGACAGAACTCTCTATAGAGACGTGGAGAGAGGTATACAAATTATTTGCACACCCTGCGGGAATGTATCTTGGGGGTGAGGTACAGATCGTTACCTCCGTGGATATGGATATTGAAGATCAACCAAATCCGGGCGTATTCGATGTACCGCCATTTATTATCGAAACAGAGGCTGCAATAACTCCGATTGCGAGAACAAGTGCAACTGGTCTGTTCGATTTCAACGCACCAGACGGGACAACGCAATTGTTTAGAACGACACTGGGTAACCAGACAACACAACCGAATCAGTACGGTAACGATCTTAGTGACGTTAAGGATGCGACTCTCGAAGAGGTCGCCAACTTGTACACCAGTATCGCTGAGATGATCGAAGTCGATTCTCCGACTCTTGATGAAGATTCGGATGGTAACACTGGTGCAGTTTCACACAGTGGTTTCGATATCAGTTCTACAGAAACTATCGACCAAGACAAGTTTGATTGGAAGGATTCGGACGATATCAGTAACCTTGACGAATTATTTGATTCAGATTACAACAACAATCTGTAATACTAGTATAAATAGACGTATAGGATTTTAGGGTAACTAAAGATGACAAGACAACTTCTTAATAGAGGGACTACCGCCAACGATGGTACAGGTGATACACTTCGTGCGGCAACCCTAAAGATAGAACAAAACCTTACCGAACTCTACCTCAAACTGGGTGGAGACAGTACCGTTTTGATGCCACAAGTCTCGTTTGATAGTAACCACTTAGTTTTTGATAGTGCAACTTATGAAGTAAGGTTGGGACCACCTACACCGACTTCAAATCAAATTTTGACACTACCAGATCATACTGGTGTGTTGATTTCAGACTCGGCGACACAGACCCTCACAAACAAAACTTTAGTTACTCCGTATTTCAAATCATTGGGCCCGGACTCTTCGGCCGCAATTAAAATTTGGGACACAGACTCAAGTCACACATATGATCTGGTGTCTTCGAACATTGCGGCAAGTCGTACAATCACATTACCCCCATTGACTGATAGTGATGAGTTTACGTTCAACAATCACCAACAGACACTAACAAATAAAGAACTTCACGCACCCGTCATCGAAAATGCGAAGATTGGTGGTGTTTCGGGAGGCGGTAACTTCCAAGACAGTAATGGTAATGAGTATCTGGAATTTGCGAGAACTGCTGGGGCGATTAACCACGTTAAGATTCAGAACAACACAAACAACAACCCACCCACAATTTCTGCCGTTGGAGATGATAACCACATCGATCTGGATATTCAGTCCAAGGGATCAGGTGCAATTAAGTTGTCTACCAGACTGCAACTTGGGTATGAAAACTTTACTACCGCAACCGGAGGATCTGTAAACACAAACGTTCCTTTAACTTGGTTTAACTTGGGTAGTGGTATCACGTGTGGTATGGGGGATCTATCAAACGACGATAAAGGTACAATTAAGTATCTTATAAATCAGAATAGTGGATCGGCGGTAATCACACCAACTAATTTGCAAAATTATTCGACGATTACATTACTCGTAAATCAATCTGCTACATGTCTTTGGGACGGAACGGAATGGATTGTGTTGAACGTTGGTGGTGATTCTGAAGGCGCTATATTGGCATAAAATAGGACGAGATAAATGGCTGCGGTTATTACAGATAAATTAAAAAAACAACTCCTTGTTGACATATATAAGGATTTTAAAGATTCCGATAATTACTATTATGCGGGAATTGGTCGTTCTCAGGATTGGAATGATTCTGATGTTGCACCTGTTCCTCATAATACTGTTCGGGATGAAAGAAACCTTCGTCTTGATTTACAGTCAGTAAAAAATATCACAGACATTTCCTTTGTCGTTCCTCGTGAGAACTGGGTATCTGGTGCGGTTTATTCTGGATACAACGATAACCAAGACGGTTATCCCACAAACTCCTATTACGCCATGAACGATAACCAACAGGTTTATATCTGTCTGCAACAGAGTAGAACAAACGCCAACCCGCCTCAGGTAATCGCATCTACAATTCAACCAACAGGAAACACTGAGGGTACTCCGTTCCGAACTGTGGACGGTTACATGTGGAAATTCCTGTACTCTATTGGTGCATTGAAGGCGTCTAAGTTTATTTCGTCTGCGTACATTCCCGTTGCGAAAATGCAAGACAGTTCAGGTGCGACACTTCTGTTAGATCAAATTGGAGTTGACTCCGACTCTCCTGCGGAAGACGTAGAACAACAACTGATTCAACAGGCTGCGGTTGGTGGACAGATTTTGGGTTACACTATTGTAAATGGTGGAACCGGATATACAAGTGCACCTACTGCCACAATAGTTGGAGACGGTACAAACGCAAAGGCGGTTGTTGAGACTGCGGGTAACACAATCACTAAAGTTTATGTCAAGGATAGTTCCGATGGTTCTATCGCATTCGGTCAAAACTATACTTACGCAAACGTAACCTTGACTGGTGGTGGTGGCGCCGGTGGGTCAATCAGACCCATCATTGGACCCGAAAAAGGACTTGGTTTTGATGCACGTAATGACCTCAAGTCTTCTGCAATTATGTTTAACACTAAACCAGATGGTGGTGAGGCGGTAAATGGTAAGAACACATTTGTTGTGTCACAAGATTTCCGTCAAATCGGATTGTTCAAGAACATCATGAAATCTCAATTGGTGGATTCTGCATTTACAGAAGAGACCGGACTTGCACTCAACTCTCTAGACTTAACTTCAATTACGGATGGTCCTTTTGTAAACGACCTCGTAATTCAAGGTGGTACTTCTGGTGCTAAGGCATACATTGTCGATACAGACTCGAACAGTGTGTTTATCTCACAGAACGAATACACCGGATTTACGGTATTCGATTCTGGCGAAACTATCTCTATCGTAGAGGGTGGTGGTGCAACTACTGCTACAGTGGACAAGGTTCTTACGGGAGTTGTAGATAAACACTCCGGAGAACTTCTATATATTGATAACCGCGCAGCGGTCTTTAGGTCTAACGATCAGACCGAAGATATTAAAATAGTAATTCAACTCTAAGGTTGTGAAGAAATGGTAAAACCGTATACAGAACAGATTTTTAGAACTTCCTATAAGGATGATTTTAAAGATAGTGATAACTATCATCGAATCCTCTTTAACAGTGGACGTGCACTTCAGGCCCGTGAGTTAACTCAACTTCAAACCATAATCCAATCGGAGATTGAGAGGTTTGCAAGTAACATCTTTGTTGATGGTGCACCTGTAAATCCAGGCGGTATGTCACACTATAATGACCTACCGTTTATTAAAATTGCAGCGACTACCCCTTTACCCGCAGATAAAACAACTCTGAGAAACGTAATTCTCACAGGTGGTCAATCAGGACTGAAGGTAAAGGTAGTACATGCTATTGCCGCAGATACCAATACGGGTGATCCCGAAACACTTTACGTTCAATATCTGGACGCTGGAGACCAAGCGGATTCTGATGGGTTCGGTGGACCAGTTTTAGCAACCAACCCAAGAGTAACGCCCGGCGAAACGTTGACTGGTAATATTGGACTGTCAGCAGTAGCCTTTGACGTACAAACAACCAACACTTCAACAAACCCCGCAATCGGATTGGGTAACCTTTTTGAAGTAAACGCTGGTAGTTTCTATGTTCAGGGACACTTCGTGTTCAACGAAAATCAAATTATTGTCACACAGAAGTATGCACAAAACTTTACTGGAGAGGTTGGATTTAAGGTTACGCAAGACATTGTAACTTCTTCTGATAACGAGGCGTTGTTCGACAACCAAGGTGCGACTCCAAACCGATCCTCGCCCGGCGCTGATCGATACAGAATTAGATTAACTCTTATTAAGAAAACAGATCTTGCGGCAGACGAAAACTATGTACGTGCGGCGAATATTTACCTTGGTGTGATTACCAGTCAGGCGAAGAAGGTTGATGGTTTCAATTCGGTAAAAGATTTTGTCGCTGTACGAAATAAAGAGATTTCTGGTAACTTCATTAAGAAGTATTTCAAGGCGAACTTTACACCCAATGATGATGACACATTCAAATTAAAGGTAACGCCTGGCACCGCATACATTAATGGTTATCGTGTTGATATCAGAGCACCTTCTACACTTCTGGTAGACAGACCAAAACAGACGTATACCTTTAACAACGAAAGTGTGCCGGTTGATTACGGTAACTACTTTGTGGTATCTAATACGGCTGGTGGTCAAGGTATGCCCGATTTCGGTTCGTGTGAAGAGATGACTCTTTATGATTCCGCAAATCTTGGTGGTACTGCAATTGGTACATGTAGAGCCCGTGCAATTACAGAGTGGCAGAACGGTCTCTATAAGTTACACGTGTTTAACATTCGAATCACCACAGCGAACAAGAGTTCGAGAGATGTTCGTTCGTTCGGTAGTGCGGGAACATACTACAACAACTATGTAGCGAACAACCAGACTCTTTTTGATACCAAGAAAAAGAAACTGATGTTTGACCTTCCCTTCCCAAGACCTCAGTCTTTCAGTGATATGTCTGTCACGGGTCAAAGGGTAAAGAGTGGTACAGCAGATGGTTCAGGTAACGTTACAATAACATTAACCAGTCTTGACGAAGCGTTTACAAATACTGGTGATTGGGTAATCGCTAGTTCAACTGATGCGTTTGTTACGGGTTGGACTGTATCTGTTGGTGGAGGAGGAAACACTGCTACGATTAGTGGTCTGAGCAGCGGTACTATCTACGAGATTGCAACTTACGTTCGAAAGAGTAATGCAACTATTCGATCCAAGACTTTGCAAGAGACAACGACAACAGCGACTCTGGATTCGGATGGAAACGGAAACAAGTACATCGAACTTGGTAAGTCCGATATCTATCAACTTTTGAGAGTCCGAAAATACGACTCCGATGGTGATAACATCTTCGGTAACTTCATTCTCGACACGGGTTTGAAAGACACTCACTACGATGACGGTAGACTCATCTACAAAAACACTGGTCTTGACTCAGATCAGGAACCAGTATTCGTTCGATACAAATATTTCGAACACGGTAACGGTGACTTCTTTGCTGTAAACTCCTATACAGGACAGGTAAACTACAGAGATATTCCGGTACACAGAACAGATGATGGAAGACTTGTCTCACTTAGAGACGTAGTTGACTTCCGTCCTGCAACTAACGGTTCTGGATCTTTTAACGTTGTCAACGAACTACCACAACCTTCGGATCTAGTTTCCGCTGACGTGGCGTATTATGTTGGACGTAAAGACAAGTTGATTCTCTCTCAGAACGGTGAGTTGAGATACTTGCAAGGTGTTCCTGAGTTGGATCCTTCTTTCCCAACAACACCCGTTGACTGTATCGATTTGTATAAGTTCCACCTCGAACCTTTCACTCTTCACACCAAGGACTTGAAATCGCGTCTTCTTCCCATGAAGGGATACACAATGGAAGACATTGGTAAACTGGATAAGAGGATTGATAAGGTAGAAGAGATGGCGACACTCTCTCTATTGGAGTTGTCAACCCTAAGTTTACAGGTACAAGACTCCAATGGTTTGAGTAGAACTAAGTCCGGTTTCTTTGTGGACAACTTTGCAAATCACCTATTCTCAGATACAAAGAACGTAGAGTATCGTGCGTCACTTGACCCACAAGAAAAACTTTTGCGTCCTTCACACAGAACACACAACATCGATTTGTTCTGGGATTCTGCACAGGCTGCACAAGATGCGGTGACTAAGAAAGGTGACTTGATATTACTTGATTATACCGAAGTTAATTGGTTAGAACAACCTGTTGCGTCTAGGACAGAAAACCTAAACCCCTTCCACATCGAAAAGATCGAAGGACACATCGACTTGTCTCCCGCATCTGATCACTGGAGGGAGACGGAAATTGCAGCGCCTCACGTTATTGATCAGGGTGCGGTACTTGATACTTCTCAGGCGGTTCTTTGGAACTCGCACCAGTGGGATTGGGGTGGAGTAGACATTAACGATCTTCAAGTTGGTGCAACTTCATCTCAGGTAACAGGTACAAATACAACCACAACGGTAGATGTTAGTACACCTCGTATTACAGGTGTATCAGTAAACGTTTCTCAGGGGGAATGGGTTGTAACTGGTACTACTTCAAATACAGAGTCTTTGGGTACACAGTCCGAAATTGTTTCGCAAGGGACAGAAGAATTTGTGACTACTGAAGTGAACGGTTGGGAAATTGTACCTTGGGGGCCGGGCGATGTATGGGAATTTGGTCAAGGTGGTAGAGACACGTTTGTTCGTGCGGGTGTGGGAGGTGCGTTTGGATCTATCGTAACTACGACTGATACTGTGACTACAACTGATATCGAAACAAGAGAACAGTTCGAGACCGTCACAAACACCAGTTTGGCACAAACAACTACGACATCTACTGATACTGAGTGGACCACAGATACAACTACCACAACATCAACTAGTACAACCACAACGGTTAACCGTGTGGCTGGTGAACATACAATTAGAGAAACTGTGGGTACTAACGTTATCGACGTTCTTACTATTCCTTTCATGCGTTCTCGTGTGGTAAGTTTCCGTGGTACTGGTCTCAGACCGAACACTCGTTACTTCCCATTCTTTGACCAAACTTACGTTGGTACATTCATCAAAGGAACTACAGATTTCGAAAGAATTTCGCAACGTAATCCTGAGTTCCGTAGAACTAACCTAATTCCTTCGGTTGGTCACAGTGAAGATGTCGCCGATGCACTTCTTCTTTCTGATGCAAACGGTACAGTAACAGGTGAGTTTGAGATTCCTAATAACAGTGCTATGCGATTCCAATGTGGTACAAGAGAATTTGCATTGATCGACATTAGTGTGTATAATAAGGATGAGTCTCTCTCATTCGCAACGGCGTTGTATGATGCGGTTGGTCACATCGATGTAATGCAAGACACGGTTCATAGTACACGTGTATTGGAGATTGTCGGTGAGTCCACTACAGTAGAAGACGTGAATTCAAATACAGAATCTACTGTTACGACAAGTAACGCTATTACGTCAAGTACTGCTACAGACATTCAGACAGAATCTACTATCACCGAAACTGTAACGAACACAACAGAAACGGATACGGTAACGGACGTAACAGTCGTACCAATTCCACCTCCTGTCTATAGTGACCCTCTCGCACAGACGTTCTCTATTGACGAACAGAACGGTATATTTGCGACTGAGATTGAAGTTTACTTTGCAACTAAGGATGCGGGAGACATTCCGGTTCAATTGCAACTTAGACCAGTTGTGAATGGTGTACCTAGTGCACATACTATTGTGCCTGGATCTACTGTATTCAAAACTCCCGCTCAGGTTACTGCGATCAAAGATCCGGATGATGTAAATATTCAAGATCCAACTACTGCGGAAATGTTGGCGAATGGAACGACATTTAAATTTGATGAACCGATCTTCCTGAAAGGTAGGACAGAGTATGCAATCGTTCTTATCTCTGCCTCGATGGAATACAAGGTGTTCATCTCACACGTGACCGATTTCGAACTTGGATCTACAGAGAAGAGAATTGCGAAACAACCATACTTGGGATCGTTGTTCAAGTCTCAGAACTCTACGTTGTGGGAACCTTCTCAGGACGAAGACCTTGCATTTAAAATCAAGAGGGCGGACTTCGTTTCTCAGGGTAACGCATATCTTGAAAACGTTAATGTACCCCCATTGGTTCTGTCGAAGAATCCCTTCCGTAGTTACAACGGTAGTAATACAATCACCGTTATCAACAAGAACCACGGTTTGAGGTATGGTGACAAGACTAAGATTTTTGGACTTGACTCTTCGACAACTTACAACGGTATTCTTGGTTCGGACATTATGGGTGAAAGACTCGTTACCCGTGTAGACGGAACTGCATTCCAGTTCGCCGCTGACTCATCTGCAAATGCGGACGGAAGGTTTGGTGGTGGTAAGTGTACTGCACATACTAACATGACTTTTGAAATTGTCAACCCCACAATTATGACAATGAAACCTGAGACAACTAACATTACTATGGTTGGTAAGTTCTTGTCACAATCTTCTCTGGTTGACTCTGCCGATGGTAGATTTAGTCAGTCCGCAGCTTGGCAACCATTGAAGAATGGTTCGAACTATTACTTTGATGCACCTAGGATGATTGCGAATAGAATGAATGAGGCGGACGAATTGGGTGTCTATTCATATCCCAAGTCTTCGGTAATCAGGATGTACATGACTACAACTGACAGTAGGGTTTCTCCGGTAATCGACATGCAACGTGCGGGTCTGACTCTTGTTGGTAACTTGATTGACAAACAAGATTCTGCTGCTACGAATGGTTTCAACGTACCAATTAGTTGGGTTGATGAAAGACACCCATTCGCCGGTACGCACCTTGCAAAACACGTTACAATTCCAGTAACTCTGGAACAGGATGCAATTGGACTTAAAATCATACTGGCTGCAAACAGACACCCCTCAACAGATTTCGATGTCTATTACAAGACTACTGATGCGGAAAGTGGACTGTTGAACAGTTCTTGGGTTCCTGCATATTCGGACAATACAATGCCTACCGATACCAACCCGTCAATCTATCGTGAGTATCGATACACGATTGGTGGTTTTGGGGATACCAACAATACAGGTGGTACTGACTTGACTGCGTTCCGGAAGTTCCAAGTAAAGATTGTTTTCAAATCAACAAATAGTGCGAAGGTTCCAATCGTTCGAGACTTGAGGGTCATCGCTGTAATTTAAGGTACGTAATGAGTAAATTGACGAAGATAGAAGACGCTGATGGTTTTTTCCGAAATCAGTCTGGGGTTGTGGTTAATATAAATAAAGAAGACGTTGCATTAACACAACAAAGAAGACAGAAACGAAAAGACCAAGAAGCGGAACATGTTCACATGGTCGAAACTGTAAAATCATTGGAAGAGGAGATGAGTGAAATTAAATCCCTTCTTTCGCAACTAGTAGAGAAATTATAGATGGCACGCCCTATTACACTCATAACAGATACGTTTAAGGTACTTAGAGATAACATCAATACTATCTCTAATAACGTTGGCGATCCGGATCTTCTAACCACAACGACGAGAGCGTTCACTCTAGGAAACACTGGGGTCGCGCAAAGATCAGACTCTTCTGATGTTGTTAGTGCGTTAAACGAACTCGACTCTGACCTTCACGGTGCAGGCGGTGGTGATGTAAAGAATGATCTGAACTACATCTCCTACGCAATCAATCGTGTCCGTGATAGTGGTATGACGGGTGCAATGAACGCTATCGATGCATATATCGGTGGTGACTCAGATACTCTAAATGTTGAAGCGAACACGATCAAAGATGCGATCAACGAGATCGAAGCGGTCTTTGACGCAAGTACACTCAAGATTAATGCGGGAGGTGACTTCCGATTTGATGGTGCGGGTGACCTAGAGGTTAACTTAGATGGAGGGGATGTTACCTTCCTCAGTGACTCCGATCAGTACGCACATTTTAATCTTAGAGACAGTGCCGCCGATTTTGTACAAACATACACCCACAGTCTCAGGATTAGAACTGCGGACTCTGCGGCCGGTAACGTATACTTAGATGCGGGGGGAGACATTACTCTCGACGCAGACGGAGGTAACGTATATCTTAAGGACGGTGGTGCAACGCATTTTGACTACTCTCTGGGTTCAACCAACACGGTAACAGTAACCGGAAACTTGACACATGATGTTTCTGGTGATATAGTACTGGACGCCGGTACTCTTAACATAGATTTCTTAGGGGCGGGGACAACACGTTTCGCCTATGGTCTTGGTGCATCTAACACACTAGATGTCACAGGTAATCTTTCCGAAGTGGTTTCAGGAACCTACACAGAGAGTGCGGGTGGAAACTATCATGTCGGAAACACTGGGACATACGAAGTAGTACCTACCGGAAACGCTACTGTGGATGCGGGTGGAGATATCATCCTTGACGCAGATGGTGGTAACGTCACACTCAAAGATGACGATAGTGCGGCATTTGATTTCAGTCTCGTAGACGGTATTGTCTCTAGAACTGGTCACACTACACTTGATGTTTCTGGTAACATTACTCTTGACGCTGATGGTGGTAACACCTACATCAAAGACGGCGGTACTACTCAGTTCCAGTTCATTGCGGGAACCAACAAAGAGATTGACGTTCCGGCTGGCAACTTGACAGTTGACGTTGCGGGTGATATAGTACTCGACGCAGACGGCGGAGACATCGACTTTAAAGATAATGGAACTGCAAGGTTCTCTTATGGTCTAGGTGCAACGAATACACTTGAGGTTAACGGTAATCTGACTCAGACAGTATCGGGTAACGTAATCGATAGTGCTAATGGGACATATACTGTAACTTCTACAGACGATATGTCACATACTACTCTTGGTAGATACACTCTATCAGCAGATAGTGCTGTTATTATAACATCTGATTCTGCAATTGTCAATAGTGCCATTGGTTTTGCTGTAAACACAACTAACGGTTATATTGATCTTAATGCTTCTGGTGCATACGGAACAGTAAGAGTTGATGCCGATCATGCTATTGTCCTTGATGCTGACGATGGTGACATCTATATTAATGATGGAGGAATCACTGCTTACCACATTATGTCATCTGGTACAATTTCTCGTGACGGAGACTTGACACTAGACATTTCTGGTGATATAACACTAGATGCAGATGGCGGAGACGTATTCCTCAAAGACGGTGGAACTCAGTACGGTGCGTTAACCAACACATCCGGTAACCTCATCGTCAAGTCCGGTACGACTACTGCACTGACATTCTCTGGTGCGAACGTTACTACGGGTGGCAACATCACGGTAGGTGGGAACACCATTAGTAGAACAGGTGCATTGACACTAGATGTTTCTAGTGGTATTAGTCTTGACGCTGGTACTGGTATCGTATACCTGAAAGACAATGGTATCACTTACGGATCGTTAAGAAATCCTGCCGGTGCAAAAACCCTTGACATCTATAGTAATACGACCAAGGCAATCGGGATCGATAGTTCTTCGAACGTCACGATTACCGGAACGGTCACTGAGGGTACTACACTTGGCACAACATCAACTCACTTGGGTGGTGCGATCAACGAAATCCACACTGAGTTGGATTCCGCTACTACTGATCTTCAGACAACCAAGGGTAGGGTAACTAATCTCGAATCTCAGATGGATTCTAATGAGGGAATCATTGGTGTCTCAGTAGAATGGAATGCGGACAATACCTACAGTTGGATTCACTCAACGTCTAACAGGGCCGCAATCAACGATCTCGACTCTGCGATTGGACATCTTGCAGACTTAGACAATACCACTTTCGCTGGTGCAAATGATAAAGACAATGTTGTGACTGCATTGAACGTACTTGCGGGTGACGTGCAAGACGTTCAGGGTGATGCGGGAACACTAGATAGTAGAATCGGTTCACTTGCAAACCTGGCCGCCTTCTTCGATAGTGCGGGGGCGACATCAAGTATTGTAAACGCCCTAAATCACATGGCAAGTAGAGTGGTCAATGTGTATGACGAAAATGGCACTCTGTTAAACACTTAAGTTAAGGGACGGTAGTAATGCCAATTGCGAAGAGTAAGCCATTAAAACTCAACAGTCCCGATCAAGGCGATCTAAAGAGACTTAGTAGTACAGAAGAAAATTACCTATCATATCTGATTGGGCAACACTTCTGTGCGGATAGTGATGGCGACAATGAGATTGGAAATCTAACACTTACTAGTACTAATGCAAACACCGTAGGTTCGTTTGTTGATACCCTCATAAACGAACCAAGTGGAACGCATCCAACTTCTGCAATTACGTCAACATCAACTACGACTACTCTGTACCAAAAATACGGTACAGCGGACGAGACTGATTCCGACTTCACAAAACCTATTGCATACTACAACCCTCTCACAGACGGTAGTACCGATCTTGGTGCGGAAGGTGTTTATGAGATGGCGGATTCTGACATGAATCGTTTAGTCGATAGACTAAATGGTCGAATCGCGTTGTCCGATTATCTTGGATCTTTTAAACTCAGTAATAGTACGACATCGCCTGGGGCAGGATATGTCAAATTCATAGAAGACGTTTTTACAGATAATATCGAAGTCGATACGAATACTACAGACAATTTTTCTATCTGGAGAAGAGAGAGTCAGACTGCACCTTCGTCTATTACAGACAGTGATGGTAACACAACACTCCTATCCTGCATAAACAGAGACAGTGGTGGTAACTACCTCGGCATTGGTGTGATGTCGGATCGTGCGATAAAAGTTTCTCTTGGACAACGTGCAAAGACTAGACGTTCTGCTTCTGATGGGATTGGTTCATATGTTTTGAGATCAAGTTCTCAGGGTGCACCTTCTGGTAGTGGTAGTTGGAGAGCAGTGGGTTCTGCGACAAACCGTAGAAGAGACCTAATTCAAACTTCGTATACTCGTACCAGAAACTCCACGTATACCAGAGACAGACAGTCAACCTATGCGGGAATTTATAACAGAACTAGAGTATCGAATTACACTAGGAATAGAACGTCCACATATTCTAGAAATTTCGTAGGCGACTTTGTTGCGACTTATCAAGGCAACTACATTGCAAACTTTATAGGTAACTATTCTCGTGGTTTCGTAGGTAATTACTCACGTAATTTTGCGGGTAACTATATTGGAGACTTTATTGGTAACTATCAAAGAGGGTTTGTCGGTAACTATACCGGAGACTTTACTGGTAACTACGCCCGTAACTTTCTTACGGGGTATTCCCGAAACTTCACTCGTGATAGGACATCAAATCAGACCGCTGTAAGAACGCAGACTCGTACCTCTTCATATTCTAGAACTTTCTCTAGGGTAAGAAGTTCAGCGTATACCAGAACGAGGACTTCTTATTACTCAAGAAATAGTGTTGCAAATAGAAACTCTCAGTACAACAGAACCTCTACACGTACTAGGTATGAATACTACTCTCGTTCTTTTGCGGGTAACTACGCACGTGCGTATACCAGAGATCGTCAACAAACTAGACACTCGACTTATAATAGAACCTTTATAGGTAACTATTCCCGTAACTATACACGGTTCTTTACTGGAGACTACACAAGAAACTCTTTTTATAACAGAACGGCATATTACAATCGGTTTCGTCCGAATCCAAACTGGGATCCTTGGAATGCAGCTCAAGGCCCCATATATTACTTAGGAGTCTACTCCCGAAATATCGCAACGGAAGGGCCTCTGTCATATAGTAGATCGTTTACCGGAAACTATTCAGGTAATGCACCGAACTACAGTAGAACTATTGTTTCGATTGGTCCACCTTGGCAGTGGAACTGGATTGCGGGCGAGTTCCCATCAGTCTATACTAGAACTTCACAATATACAGCGGCTTTCCAAAGAGTTCGTGTAGAAACTTATAACGCGAATTTTACCAGAAACCGAACCTCGAATTACGCAAGAGCGTTTACGAGAGATCGGATCTCATCGTATGCAAGACTTTTTGTCGCCAACTATATTGGAAACTATCAGCGAGTATTTACAAGAAGTCGGTCCTCAAATTTCTCACGTAATTTTGGGGGGAACTTTATAGGTGACTATGCGAGAACTTTCATAGGTGACTTCACTGGTAATTACTCACGTGATTTTGGGGGTAATTACTCACGTAACTTTACACGAAACAGGAATTCTGCATACAGTAGAAATTTCATTGGTAACTACACTGGGGACTTCTTAGCGAATTATATTGGTAATTACGCACGTAACTACTTTAGAGTAACACGGACATCTACATATACTAGAAACTCAACTAGAGATTCTCAGAGAACTATAGGTAGTGATTACACTCGAAATTCTACAAGAGACTCGACTAGAGTAAGATCAAGTACTTACACTAGAACTCGAAGTTCTACGTATACTAGAGACAGTACCGTTGGTCCTTATACAAGAAACAGGAACTCAAATTTCACGGCAACTAGAACGTCCTCATATTCTAGAGATTTCATAGGCGATTATACTAGAGGATTTTTAGGAGATTATATTGGCGATTATGCAAGAGGGTTTATTGGAAATTACTCTCGAACCTTCACTGGTAACTACACAGGTGAGACTGTCGGCAGTTCAACGGAACTTATCGAAACGTATACCTTGTATGTTAAATATGCATAAATACTCACAACAGGAGTAAATATGTCATCTAACATACCATTGAAATTAGAGGGAACCGCAGGCGATCTGCAAGAGATGACCTCTGGTGAGGAGAACTACATCTCTTATATCGTCGGTAAGGATAACCTTGCCGCGACTACTGGTGTGTCGGATTTAACTCTAACATCTACTGGTAACACCTCTATTGGATCGTTCGTTAACACCTTCTACAACGAAGCGGTGGGAACTCACCCAGCGTCTTCAATTACTTCGGGGTCAACGACTACAACAGTATATCAGGTTGCGGGAACAGAATCTCCGGACACTGGTAGTCTTCGTCCCATAGGTTACGCAACAGATGGCGGTTCCACTCCTAGTTTTTATGAGATGCCTGATTCTGATCTGAACGTTCTTGCGCGTCGAGTAAACTCACGTATTGCAACTTCGGACTATCCGGGCATCTACAAGTTAGCGACTGCCGCACCTAGTGGTGACTATGCAGTAAAAGTTTCTAACGTATTTACGGATACACAGACAGACGGTACTACAACACAATATAACATCTATCAAAGAACCGCAATGACCGCACCCACCACAGTCAGACCCGTTGGTCTTAGTGGTGGCGATCTTAAAGAGATGGCGGACAGTGACATCTCAGACTTGATAGGATCTTTTGTGCGTACACTTCGTGCAACGTCTGGAGAAATAGGATCATACCAACTGAGATCCTCATCACAAGGTGCACCAACAGATGCGGGTACTTGGACTTCGGTAGGAACTGCAACAGATACGAAGAAAAATATTGTTGAAACAAACTACACCCGAAACAGGAATTCTGCATACAGTAGGACTCGAAGTTCGAACTATACACGGACACGGGGTTCTACGTATACTCGCACGTCTCTTAGAAGCCGTGTCTCGAATTACGCTGGTGATTATGTTGGTAATTATACCAGAAACTTTATTGGTGATTACACCCGCGATTATCTGGGTAATTATATTGGCGACTTTATCGGGAACTACTCTCGCACCAGAGTATCAACATACTCTCGAACCAGAATAACAGACTACGCCGGTAACTTTATTGGTAACTACTCCAGAACTAGAGTATCCAATTATACAAGGGATAGTCAAAGGACTTCGGTTCGCACCAGAGTCTCTGCGTACTCCAGAACCAGACCTTCTACTTACCAAAGGGATAGAGTGACCAACTTTGTCGGTGACTTTATTGGTAACTACACTCGCAATAGAATATCCAACTACACAAGAACTCGTGTGTCATCTTACGCTGGGGACTATGTTGGTAACTACGCACGTAACTTCCTTGGTAACTATAACAGAAATTTCTTGGGTAACTATCAGAGAAGTTTTGCCGGTGATTACGTAGGTAACTATACTAGAAACTCAACTAGAGATTCTCAGAGAACCAGAACTTCTACCTACACTCGAACGAGTACACGTACAAGACTTTCAACATATACTCGAACGAGTACACGTACAAGAAGTTCAGCGTACACACGAAACAGTACCAGAAACCGTGTATCTAACTATCTGGGTAACTACAACAGAAACTTCGCTGGTAATTACGTAGGTAACTATAACAGAAGTTTTGTGGGTAACTACGTAGGTAACTTCCTTGGTAACTACGTGGGTGATTTTGTTGGAGACTATACTCGACAAGGTGCATACGCTCGCGCATATGCGGGTGACTATCTGGGTAATGTCAACTACGTAGGTAACTACGCAGGAACCGTAAACTATCAACGTACTCGTGCAACCAATTATCAGAGGACTAGTACTGCGCCTCTTGATTATACTCGTGCACGTCCCGCAACTTTAGATTATACACGTACTCGTGCAACCAACTACGCAAGAACTGTAGCATACACTCGTGCACGTCCTGCAACTTTAGATTATACAAGGACCAGTACACGTACAAGTACTGCAACTGGTAACTATACTAGGAACCGTGTAGCTACACTGGACTACACCAGAGATCGTCAGCAAAACTATGCACGTACTTTGTATTACACTAGAACCAGTACTGGATCGGCCTCATATACCAGAAACAGAGTTGGTTCACAAGGATACAGTAGAACACTTAACTACACACGTGATGTCTACTATTACAGATCGACTCCGGCTCCGTATGGTTCGGTGTATGGTAGAACCCAAAACTTCTCTCGTACACTTACGTACTACAGAAACGCAACGTTCACCGGAAACTACAGTCGTAACCTCAGTTATACGGGTGACTATTTCCGTCTCGTATACTACTTGGCGAACTTCGTAGGTAACTACACTCGTAACGCTACATATACCGGAGATTATACTCGTACATTCAGTTACGCTGGTAACTTTACAGGTAACTACACTCGTAGCGTAACCTATACTGGTAACTACGCTCGTACCATAAACTATACGGGTGACTTCGTTGGTAACTACACTCGTAACGTAACCTATACTGGTAACTATTTAAGAACCGGATCATATTTGGGTGACTACGTTGGCAACTTCGTGGGTGACTATGTTAATGAAAATGCGGTTGCCTATGCGGGAGACTACATCAACGAAAACGTAAATTACGTTGGTAACTATGCACGAAACTTCTATCGAACACTCAACTATCAACGTACCCGTGTAACCGACTATCAACGTACCCGTGCAACTGATTACACACGTACTCGCGTGTCTGCTTACAGTAGAACAAGTACCCGAACCAGAGTATCCGCTTATTCTCAAAACTACGCAAGGACTTTCGTAGGGGACTTCACTGGTAACTATGCGAGAAACTTCGCCGGTGACTATGTGGGTAACTACTCAAGAGGTTTCGCTGGTGACTATGTGGGTAACTATGCACGTAACTTCCTTGGTAACTATACTGGGGACTTTATTGGCAACTACACAAGAACTTCTTTGAGGACTCGTTATTCACAATATACAAGAACTCGCGTATCGTCCTATACTAGAAACAGATCGTCAACCTACGCAAGAACCTCTACACGTACTAGTAACAGAGATTTCATTGGTGACTACACTCGTGGGTTCCTTGGTAATTACACACGGAACAGCGTCAATACCTTTGCGGGTAACTTTATAGGTGACTACGCCAGAAACTTTATTGGTAACTATACACGCAACTTCGAAGGTAACTACCTTGGTAACTATGTCGGAGACTATACACGTGACTTCGTGGGTAACTACTCAAGAGACAGAGTAACTATATTCACGGGTGACTTTATCGGTAACTATGCGAGAAACTTCATTGGAGAGTATTCAAGAAACTCAACCAGAGATTCGCAGAGAACCAGAACCTCAGCGTTTACTAGAACCCGAAATTCTGCGTACACTCGTACATCAACAAGAACAAGTACACAAACCTTCGCTGGAGATTACGTGGGTAACTACGCACGTGACTTCATTGGAGACTACAGTCGTGGGTTCATTGGAAACTATCAAAGAACTTTCGTTGGTAACTACACAGGTACAACCATCGATTCCGGTTCGTCCACAATCCAAACATACACGTTATATGTGAGATCCGCTTGACACGAATGATCTAGTGTTGTATAATAACACACTATATACTATTAATTTCGCCAATTAGGAGATTATGAAATGAGTTATAGGAAATGGCTTGACAACGCCTTCTGGGAAACCAGTGAAAAAGAAATGTTAAACTGCATCCTTGAGATGGAGGATGATGTTGGTCGAGTAACTCGACAAGTAATGAAGTTAAAAAAGACTGACTCCGAAGGAAACGAGAATCCGGACTTCGTTGAGGTTGTTGAATTCTTGGGTCAAGAACTCATTGACGAGAACACCGAAGAACGCAACGTTCGCAAGAAGAGAGAATCTGAAGAAGAGAAACAACGACAACTTGAACACGCTAAGGCGAGAAAGTTGGAAGAACTCTTCAACTACAAGTTGGAAGCCTTTGAGGTTCCGGAGATCAAAGACTCTAAAAACCGTCCTCTAAAATCTAAACTTCGTCGGGCAAAGAATAAGGTCGAAGTGAACCTATATGCAATTATGATCCTGATGGATGAACTCAAGAAGGCGGAAGAGAGTGACGGAGAAGAGTAGAGGTTTTGTAATTGTCGCATCTAAGAAAATTAATTTCTATAGGTACGCAATCAATCTGGCAGAGTCTATCCTTGACTATTACGAGGATGCGAAGATCACACTCTTTTGTGAAGAGTGGATGTTCGAAGAGATCCATCGTGAAATCTTTGATCAAGTAATCTGGTGTTCCGATCACTATCGTGCAAAGTTATGGGGTATGGCGAAAACCCCATATGATCAAACGATGTACCTTGATGCGGATATGGAAGTCGAACATGAAGACATCCTAACCTGTTGGGACGAATTCGATAAGGGTGATGTAGTATTCTCCAAACTCACCGAAGAAAGAAGTTACACCTATGCAGAGTGGGAGTTCGACACACCGGAAGGAAAGACAGCGTTTACTTTGTGTGGTGGTATATGTCTCTATGATATGACCGTCCCTCTGGTAAAAGAATTCATGGATGACTGGTGGGATTTGACAAGGCGTCAAATGGATCATGAATGGTGGCCAAAAGGATACGCTGAGTCTCTTCGTTCTTGGGATCAGTTCTCACTCTGGTGGTTGACCACCAAAGAAGAGAAGTACAAGGACTTGAAGATCGGTGTCTTTGAAGACGATGTTCGTTGGAATTATTATAACGCATGGAACTGGGCAAGGACAAAACCCGAATCGGGTAAACCAGTAATCATTAGACATTACTCATGCGGTCTTGATAAGGATGGATATATTTTATGATGACAGACATACCTCTCCGGAACTCTGAGTTCCTAGAGATGTTGGAAAACTGTAGAAAACTGTTAACCGATGACGTAGAGGGTTTTCAAAAAAATCTTAGATATCACTGTGAGTCCGAACTTGATGACACCGAAGGTCAACGAGAGAAGTGGACCAGCGAAGATTATCTCAAGTATGTGGTTGAGGTTGAAGGTGATAAACATGAAGGGTTTCCTGATCACCTAGTTGGGTATGGTTTCAAACCACACCAACCAGATCAAAATGTCAAGTTGTTCAAACCTGGCCACGATCCAGTGTGGACTAATGAGTTCATCACTAAACTCTACGCGCACAATACAGATCTGGTAAATTTTCTTGGTGCAAAGAACAATGCGTTGTTCTGTTACTATCCGCCAGGCGGGTACATCTCATGGCATAACAATTGGAATGCGTCTGCATACAATTTGATATGTTCTTGGTCTGAGACTGGAGATGGGTGGTTCAAGTATCTTGATCCCAAAACAAGAGAGATAGTAACCATTCCGGACGAATCTGGTTGGCAGATCAAGGCCGGATACTTTGGTGGTCAACACGAAAAGGATAGGGTGTGTTATCATGCAGCGTCTACGGACTGTTGGAGGTTAACGGTATCCTTTATCTGGAACCACATGGAGAACTCACAAAACCTTCAGGACGATCTGTTATACGAAATTAGTTCTGAATAATCCGATTTCCAGTTTCCCGTTTATATAAATAAAAACATAGTATTCATCTAGGTTGGAAACTGGGAATGGCACACTACGAAGATATTATAATTGATCAGGGTGCAGACGTTGCAATCGAGTTAAATTTGGTGGAACAAGATGGTTCCAAAAAGAATTTGACTGGGTACAGCGCTGCCGCCAAATTGAAACGAAATTACAACTCTACAGATAGTGCAGACGTTATCGACTTCACATCTGTAATTGCAGATCCCGCAACTGACGGGGTTCTCATACTTTCCCTCACCAATAGTCAAACCGATGCATTGAGTTCTCGTGGTAGATATGTCTATGACGTAGAAATCTCGCATCAAGACTCCAATTCCAACACACTTATAGAAAGAGTACTACAAGGTAAAATATCAGTTTCACCATCTGTTACAAGGTAATTGATCGATGGCTATAAGAATACGTACAGGATCAAATACTGTAAACGTTGATAATGTTGCAACAAAAAATGTCACGATTGTAAAAAAGGTAACGGTTGGTAAACCTGTAAGAAAAGTTGATCCAAGGATAATCAACATTGATGAAATCCGTGGTATTGATACTTCAGGTAAAGTAGACGGTGACTCTCTCGTATGGAACGCAACTGAAGGACTTTGGAAACCTCAAAGGGTCGAATCCGCCGAGGAGGGCGCATTAACTCTCGACGAGTTGTCGGATGTAGATACATCCTCAAAAGTCAATGGAAGTGTGTTAATATACAACTCGACATCTGAGAATTTTGAAGCGAGTACGTCACTGGAACAACAGACTATTAACGGAGGCCAATACTAATGGCATCAATTATAAGAATAAAACGTTCTGGGACTAGTGGTAATCCCACAACGCTCGCGCAAGGCGAACTCGCGTATTCCTATTTTAATGGTGCCGGAGGGGATAGACTTTACGTAGGTACAGGGACAGAAACAAACGGAGATGCCGCAAATCATGAAGTGATCGGTGGTAAGTATTACGTTGATCTTCTTGGTGGTACAGGTAACGCTCCTTTCGGTACACTCACTGCGAATACCGCATTAATTGCAGACTCGAATTCAAAACTAGATCACCTGATTGTAGATAATATCGACCTAAACGGTGGTGCGATCACTACCACTACGGGCGGTCTGTTAATTGCACCAGACAACAGTAACATCAATGTTAGTGGTTCACGTATCCTTAATGTCGCAACTCCGATTGCGGATAGTGATGCGGTCAACAAATCATACGTTGATACACAGATTGCTAATGTATCGTTTACTATTGCGGATGACGCTTCAGACTCAGATACGTTCTCTTCTGTATCGGGTGTTCTCACGTTTGCGAGTGGGGTCGGTCTAACCAGTGTTGTAACTAATGACACGATAACCTACACCCTAGACGATACTGCGGTAACGCCTGGCAGTTACGGATCCGCAACCACAATACCAACGTTCACGGTAGACCAACAAGGCAGACTAACCGCTGCGAGTACCGTTGCGGTTGCAACAACACTTACCGTCAACAACCATGCGATTTCTATACTAGATTCAGATTTGACTCTGGCGGCGTCCGGTAATCTGACGGTCAGTTTAGATTCTGCGTCCAACACGTTTACGTACAATCTTCCGGACGGAGGTATCTCTACCAAGGGTGCGGTCTCTCTAGATTCAGCTGACTTCGATGTTTCTTCCGGACACGTCACACTAGAAGACACCGTAGTCAAAAACATTGGTACAGACGGTAGTGACGTAGGTGTAAGTGGTCACAAGTTTGACATTGTTGGTAATAGTATTCAAGGTACGAGTACCTCTGCTTCGGGTTCTACACTAACCGTTACCGTTGCGGATGCGGACTCTAATCAGAAGGGTGTTGCATCGTTCTTGGTGGATGACTTTACCGCAAACGGTGGAGACATATCTCTTGTCCAGTCCGTAATTAAGTCAGTACAGACGGACACTGGTTCTATAGTACCGAATAACCATACCATCGCCATCTTTGGTGGAGAGGGTATGGATGTCACCCACAGTGGTACGATTATCACAGTTGCGGGTGAGGATGCGAACGACTCAAATAAAGGTATTGCATCGTTCGATGCGAACGACTTTACTGTCACTGCGGGTAACGTGGTTATCGCTGCTGGTGGTGTTGACAATGCACAACTTGCAAACGATGGAATTAATATTGGTTCCACGGATGTGAGTCTTGGTGACACGATCACCGATGTGGTTGGGTTAACTTCTCTTGTAGTAGACAACATCAAAATCGACGGTAATACCGTTAGTACTACAGACTCTAATGGTATCATGTATCTTGACCCGAACCCGACTGGGGATTCTGGGGACGTATACATTCTTGGAAATTTAACCGTCCAAGGCACCACTACAACCATCAACTCAACAGAGTTGACCATTAATGATCTTAAGATCACACTTGCGGACTCCGCTGCAAATGCAGCTGCCGCTGACGGTGCGGGTATCGCAATTGGTGGTGCAAACGCAGAATTCACTTATGCCGCTACGGGTGATAAGTGGGTTGCAAACAAACCTCTAGATGTTACAGGTGCACTTACTGTTGCGGGTAACGTAGAGGCAACGTCTCTCACTATTAACGGTGTCACATTTGAACAACTGGTTGATAGTGAAGTTGCAAACCTTCTGACTGCTGGAGAAGGTATTGATTTAACATATAACGATGGTACAAATGAACTAACCATCGCAGCAGAACTCGCCACGGTAAGTAACCTTGGCGTTGCGTCATTTGATTCGGATCAGTTTACTGTCACGTCTGGTGCGGTAACTATCTCCACGTTGGATGGCGGTACATATTAAAATCCCTTTATAGGGTCTAAAGGATGACAAATGTCAAATACTACGTTCCGGCTTAAAAGGAGTGCCGTAGCGGGTAAAATACCAACTGTAGGTCAGCTTGCGCTGGGTGAAGTTGCGATTAACACATACGATGGTAAACTGTACATCAAGAAAGATGTCAATGGAACAGAGTCCATTGTAACAGTAAATCCATCCGCAACTACTACCGCCCTAACCGAATTTTACTATGAAGCAGCTGATTCTGGACAGACGGCTTTTACTGGCGCGGATGAAAATGGGTTAACCTTAACGGTTACCCCCGCTCTAATAGATTTGTATCTCAACGGTGTTCTACTTGATCCTAATGTAGACTACGCCGTTGATAGTGACAGAACCACAGTCACGTTGACAGCGGGAGCGGATTCTGGTGATAAGGTCCAGATCGTTAGTATTACGAATGACATCCAGATCCAAGAATACAACTATACTGCGACTGCTCTCCAAACAACATTTACTGGTTCTGACAACAATACAAGAACTCTTAATTATGCGGCAGGATATCTTCAGGTCTATAACAACGGTGTCTTACTTGACCCCAACATAGACTACACTGCCTCGAATGGTACAAGTGTTGTTTTGACAACAGGCGCGACTGTAGGTGACTACCTTCAGATTTTCGCATTCCCTCAGTTCAATACTTCATCAAGTACCTTTAACGAATATTTCTTCGAACCGACTGAAGGTCAGACGGTTCTTAGTGGTGTAGACACAGAAGGTAACACACTACAATATAACGCCGGTTCTATCAAGGTGTTTAACAACGGTGTGTTGATGAATCCGGATACGGATTACACTGCAATAAACGGAACTTCGGTGACGTTTACTGTAGGACTTTCGGGTACAG